ACTAATGGCAGCTCCTGTTTTCAAAATGTTCAAGGGTCCGTTCAAGGGCGTCGAAATGCGTGACGCCTACCAAACAGATCAGCACTTGGAGATTGCCATCAACGTCAATCTCAGCCGGGGGTATATCGAGCCGAGACCGGGGAAACACGCAATGTCGTTTGCTCGGGACGACTCACGCTCAGCCACCGTCGATTACATGGACAACATTGGTTATATTGCCAACCCGCGAGTACACCTTATAGATAGGCCAACGTCAGACACCTGGCTCTTGGTAGTCGGACCCTACACCAGCAACCAGCTGGGCGCCGGTAATGAGCAGGAGTTCATTGAAATTCAGGCCTTTAACCTAACAACAAATACCAGGGTTGAGTTTCTAATGAATACAACCCTGACTTCCCAGGGCGAACCGTACCACAGGGAATTCAACTGCAGTTTTGTGGATACCTTTCTGCCGGGCGGGCGGGCGGCAACGCTCATTTGTACAGACAACGGCACATACGTTTTTACCCCTGACATGGCCGAGGACCCAGACAATGCCGGCAATGTGTTTTTGGGAGTTGATAGCCCAACGACCCAAACCCGGCTGCGCCACACTAGCGTTCGCTATGAGGACACAAGCGGGTTCAAGTCCGGGTATGATGCAAGCCTGAACCACGACACCATGTTTTCGTATGCTGAGAATGCACCTCCGGGCAGCATTGCAGAGGCACACGCAGGAATGGTTTTCTATGCGGGGTTTGATGGTCAGCGGTCACTAACCATGCAGAGTCAAATCGACAACGACTCCACTGGCAACCCACAATGGATGAAGCCTGACAGTGACAACATCCCGGTTACCATGATCGACAACCAGTACAGCGTCAGGATGGGCCGGCATATGTTTTGTTGGTCCGACCTGGGTGACCCGTTGGCAGTCAACGAGACGGCGTTTGGCACGGTGGACTATGGGCAGGAAATAACAGGGCTCAAGTCATTCAACGACGTTCTGTTCATTTTCACCAGACGGTCCACCTTTGGGTTTGTCGGCGGCATTGACCCAAAAACCTCCAAGGTCTGGAAGGTCAGTAGCATTGGATGCACTGCACCAAACACCCCAGTGGTGGCTGGTGAAAAGATTTTCTGGATAAACGACAACGGCATCTGGGCATCCGATGGTCCAAAAACGCTCCGCATTAGCGACCCCATCGGCAAACTGTTTTCCGACGAGGAAGACTCAGGGTATATACCGCGCACAATTAGCGACCCGTTTTTGAAAGAACATTATGGGCTAGCAAAGGCTGGCGATTTTGGTATTGCCGCTGGTCTGGGCTACCCGTGGAAGATTGACAAGAAGCTGCTGCACCTGGCCACCGCAGTACACAACCCCATTCACCACCAGATTTGGTTTAACGTTCCCGTGACAAGCTCCCTGAGATTTGATGACGATGCCAGCCGCTGGGCGGGTTATGACTTTCAGTACGCCAAGCACATTAATGCGCTAACCATTGTTTACGATTATGAGCTGGATGCGTTCTCATTCTATGTAGACGGCAACTTTTCCTATCGCACCTTTTGCGCCGACGCAGTCTATTGGCCCGAGCAAAACCAAATGATAATTGCCTGCGTTTCACAAATCACCCACAGTGACACCGATGATGACCACCACGGTCAGTTTCAATCAACGCTCGAAACCTTTCCTCATCACGGCCAGGACTGGGCAACGCCCATGTACGCAAAAGCTTGGACCGCAGCCGGTGGTGGCGGGGTGTCGGGAATGAACGCAGCTTTTGGGTTCGCAAAACGAACGGTCCCGTATGCCTGGTGCAGCGCCCGTCTGTTTAGAGACAACGAAGAGTATGTTGATGTGCGGCGACCGAGGATAACCATGCTCGCCAGCGGTCACAGGCTAAAAAGAGATGTACTAATAGGTGGCGTGGAAACAAAAGACTGGGCACCCGTATGGTTCCTTGAGACAGAGCAGGCAGCATATGAAGAATGGAAGGACTCAACAGCAACCGCTGGGCTATCAGACGCCGGCGGCGCCTTTTCCCAGGAGGGCATGCTGCAGTGTCACCCACGAGCATATGACAACATTGCATCTCCCGACACCATTGCACTAAACGTTGCCGCAGACGAGGTGGCGCAACCAGCTTATTTCTGGAGTGGTGTTACTTCACTTGGAAGTAACGGCGACCTGACGCTTGGCAAATGGGATAGCGGCGACTACGAGCCCGCAGCAGACAAGATGGTCTGGGGGTCTGTAGACTGGTTTACCCAGCAGATTTATTACCCCGAGGGCAACTTGGCAGGGAAGTCTATTCGCGTTGGTGTTGTGTATCCCGACTTTTGGGTTGAGGACGGGCAGGGCGGGCAGGGCAATACCTATACCGAACACACTGCCCCTCCGCCTGTTGGCGTTGTGAGCTCATTCTCGTTTGAAGTTCAACGCGGAGAAACAACTCGATGAGTAGGTATTACGGAGTGGGCGCAACCAGGGGGTTTGGTGAGGTTGGTGGTGAAACCTGGGTGACCGGCCTGCAGCACGCGATTGACCGTGTTGCAGATAGGGTTGATCACTGGGGCTTGCTGGTCAGGCCCAACCAACCGATTGAGGCGGCAATCCACAAGCTGCCTGAGACCGGCGGCAAGATAATCCTAACAGAGGGCGAGTATATTATCCGCGCCCAGATCCGCGTGGAGAAGCCGGTGGCCTTTGTATCGCTGGCGCCAAACCGCACTATCGTGCGACGGACGGCATTGGCCGGGGATGCCATTTTTTGGGCAGATAGCCCTAACGTTAGCTTCGACGGCATTACATTCACAGACGAAGCCCAGGGTGGTTCCTGCATCCGAGCAACGGGCGACAATTGCGTCATCAAGAACTGTGTATTCAAAAGCTTCAAGCACGCGATTCACTCAAACCAAGATGACGACTCCCTGCACAGTAGCTGGTCAAGCCTAACAAACAACCGCTTTGTCGGGCCTGGCAAGGCAACTGCGGCCAGCGGTGGTGACGGAGACTTCATTCACGAGGCGCCAGTATGGCTCGAGTATGGCAACCAGTGGGTGGTTCACGGCAACCACTTTGGCGAGTGGGGAGCGGATGGTGACATAAGTGAAGACACCCCCGCAATTCTCGGCGGGCCGACGTATAGCTACTCGTCAATAACAACTAACATCGCGCCAACCCAGCAAATTAAGTACAAGGGTGGGATGAATAACGGAGCTCAGGCCAACGTGGCAGTGGTGGTGGTTTACTAATGGCTGTAGTTGTAAAACCATACACGTTCGCAGCCGGAGCCGCTGCCTATGCCGAACACGTTAATGCCAACTTTGACCAGATAACCGCGACAATCAACGGAGACATTGACCACGCAAATCTGAGGGACGAGGCATTCATAACATCGTTCAACTTCCACCACGCGGGGTTGATTCCCGCCAGCGGTGGAACGGCTCGCAACTTTACGTTTACCTGGCCGACGCTCAACAGTGGTGGTGTGGTGGTGGAGCTCACAATCAACGAGATAGGCATTGCCTTTAGCAACACCACGGCATCGGCGGCACCCACGGGCATTGCCCGGCTGGAGCTCTATGAGTGGGGTGGCGCGGCTTGGGTTTCGATGGGCGGACAGGCAGACGCGATTGCGAAATTCACACCAGTTCTCGACACTACGTTCACGGCAGGGAAAACCACTCTAGAGGGTGGCAAAACCTACAGACTGGTAATAAAAAGCGTCGTAGCCGATGGCGACGAATCTAACGCCCATGACATAGATGTTTGGCTAGAGGGCAGCGCAAGCCTGCTTGAGAGGTTCACAGGATGAGCATAGTACATAAACCATTTACATTCACCGCGGGCCAGGCGGCTATTGCATCTCAGGTGAACAGCAACTTCGACACGTTATACTCAGCCGTAAACGGACAGCTCACCGCTGCAAATATCAAAACCAACCAGTGGTTGGACAGCAAAACCTTCCACTTCCAGGGACCAATGGGCACCACGACCCAATACTTTATTTTTAGGAATGGGTCACATGGCGGCAATGGCAAGATTCAGGAGCTCGGGGTTTGCTTTGCCGCCACAACTGCAGCCGCAGCCGCAGACGGGACGGTGGATGTGGACTTGTTCCGCATCACCAATGCAGCCAGCGTGCCGTCTGGCGGGATGACACAACTAAACACCGCGGCAGTGACGGCAAACACAAAAGATATTGCGGTAACCACAACATCTTTCAACAGTGTCCTAACTGCCAATTCAACCTTTTTAATTCGCATGGTACCCACGGCGGGGGTTGGGAACTTCAACGGTGAGGACATATCTTGTTGGATAACGTATTCTGGTAGCATCTTTACGCCATAGGAGGCGATTATGGGTTTTTGGGGATCACTTGCAAAAATTGGTGGGACACTTGGTGGCTATGCGCTCTATGGCTCAAATCCCATTGCCGGCGCTATGGTTGGTGGGCTTGTTGGCAGCGCAGCCGCTGACGCCATTGAGGGCGAGCCCGAGTTGCCAAACCTTACCGGCACGATGGAATCCCCCACCACCTGGATGCCGCTAATGATGCCGCAGATGTCGGGAGGACAGCTCAGCCCAGGGGCACAAACCACTATCGGGTCTGCCTTTGGTGCGGGCCAGGAAAAACAAAAAGAGGCTGCACTCGCAAATGCGCTTGCGGCACAACGCTCTAAGGCCCTCACCTATATGCTGATGAGTCAAACCGGGGGCGGTGGTACGGGAGGAATGTCCCTGCCCATGATGATGATGATGCAGGATCAAGGAAAGAAGTAAGATGGTTCAACAATATAATTCAAGCAACCAAGCAAAAACGAAGCCAGTGGCCGGTTATGCCCGTAACCTGCCCAAAGGGGCTCCACCGGTACCAACCTTCCTGCCCGCCAAAACCCCGCCACCGGCTGCAACATCAGTAGCCAGAACAGCCGTGCCACCGCGGGCTGGTGGCGAGCTGACGAAGCGAGTAGCAGACACGCAAGACTACTCCCGAGCATATGCACAGGCTCGGGCTCAACAGGCAGCACCCCCACCGGCCTACAGGCCGGGCACGCAGCCTGGTGCTCCCACGCCAGCTGGCATTCGCCAGCCTGTGCCCGCCATGGCAAGAGGGACAATCCTCGGGCCTGCCGGGAGTCAACCCGCGGGACAACCGCCTGCCGCACAAGTCGGTGATTGGTCAAACATGGCCCTTCCACCCGCAGTTCTCCCGCAACAGGACATTGCTCAGCAACTCGCTGCGGCTCGGGCCGGGATGCCAACGTATGAGCAGATGTCTGCGTTGCAAGCGCTACCGGGTTCCGCATATGAACCGCTTTATGCTGAGTCACCTGGCGGTGAGGTGGCGGCGCAGGCGGATGCGGCAGCCAACGAGATAGCGGCAGCCATGCAGAAGTACAAAGAACTATATGGCGAGCAAGGTATGGATCAGCTCCAACAACTCATTGAAAAGTGGAGGGCTGGAGAGGAACTCTCAGAGGGTCAATATAACCTCTTGGAGGAAATAGGGTTAATAAGCGGTGAAGAAACTATAGCCGCTGGAATGGAGAAAGTCAGCAAAGGTGATTACCACCTAAGCCCTAATGAATATCAGGCAATGCGAGAGTCTGGAGACCTGCCAACCCCGGAGGGGTTTAAGTGGGAGAAGAACGAGAGCGGCAACTGGGAACTGAAACAAATGTCTGAGGATGAGTACCTCGACTGGCAGATGGATCAAGCTGTAAAGGATATAGCAGACGACACCAAGTTTTATGAATCGCTCGATGCGTATGCAGCACAGATGGAACGGCAACTCACCGAGGCACAGTTCCTGGCCGGGGGACAAATGTCGTCAGCAGGGCTCTGGCAGACCGGCCTTGGAGCTCGACGAATGATGCAGGTTGAATCGGCGGCAATGGCAGAGATGTCAGCGACGATGAGTGACATGATCGTTCAGCACCAACAGGCCAAGTGGCAAGCAAAATTACAATGGCTCCAAGGAAAAACAAGCCTCTGGGCGCAGAGGGCAGCGATTGAAATGCAAGCAACCCTTTCCGCATTCAACGCCGCCATGCAGGGCGCGGACACGTTCATGGCGTGGCTTGATGCCAACGGCATGGGCGACTATATGGACGAATACTGGGCAAAAGTTAAGGTCTGCCAAGAGGCGGGGGATGTCTCAAGTATTACCTGCGTCTTTTCTCTGTTCGAGGATTTCCGGGTAGACCACGAGGGCAACCTTGGTCATAGCGGCAAAAGCGCAGAAGAGCTGTTTGATATTAATTCGTGGAAGGAGGCAAAGGGAGTAGAAAAATGTGGTAACTGCTGGAATCTCAAAAACTGGTCCTGCTGCCTGGGTCAGAGTGATGCAGATGAGGAGTTTAAGCACACCGCGCCAAACCCAGCTAGCGGCAAGGTTTATAAGGCCGGCGGCAAGAAGGCCTACGGATAGGAGTCTAACATGGCAATTCAATTCCAGAGTCCAATAGCCGCCGCCCGGCGCAAGGAGCGGCTAGCAAGAGAGCAAATGGCGGCTGACTTTCAGATACAGGCCATGCGCGGTGAACAAGACCGAATTGCAGCTGAGCAGCGAAGCAAGCAGTCGATGCAGCGAGCAGCGTTGCAGCACTTTCTCGGGCAGGCACAACAGTTTGGTGGAATGGACGAGACCATTGCCCGGCAGAAAAACATCATGGGAGAGCTACGGGCTCAGGCAGCAGAGGCGCACAGGGTCGAGGAGCGACCAATCCAGCTGCGGGAGATGAAATCTCTTACGCGACAAAAAGAATATGTCGAAAACATGATAACCCTGAAGAATGCCATAGCGGGCGGACAGGACCTGTCCACCGTCTCGCTCGTGGGCCCGGCAGTGAGTGCAGAGGCGCGCGCACGCATGGCGGCAGAAGCCAACCGCATCACAAGCGAAAAGGCTCAAACCCTGCTGGACAACCTCAACCTTCAAATCTCCCGCCAGGGCACCAAGGCCTTTCAGGTGGGCAAAAAAGGCACCGGGGTTGGGAAACTTAAGGTCAGACACCAGACAATCAAAGAGGTGAGAGAAAAGGGCTTCACTTATGAGATGGAGAAGAAGAAGCCAAAGGCACCAACAGGCAAGAAAACATCAAAGACAAAGGGCGCGCTACCGGCACCACCCAACCGGTGGCACATTTACCGACCCGCTGACAACCGCATTGCCAATGTGAATGCGCTGAAACAAAACGCGAGTAACAACCAGATCAACTTCATCAATGGTTATCAAAAAATAATGAAGCAAGCCCACAGGGTGTCGCTGATAAGAAACCCAAAAAAGAAAAAAGCGGCGTTAACTAACTTGCGAATACAACTGCTTTCAGGGTCCGGCAAAACGGCACAAGCCATCTATCACTTTGCAAAGGAGCGGAAGTTAGATGTTCTCCAGCAAATCGGCGTAAAAATGGAGGGTGGCGACGCTTGGTGGGGCCGCGCCAAAGGCAGGACTGAAACCTTAAAGGCCGCCGAGCGGGCCGCTGCCTCAATTCAGGAGAGCCGCAACAAGGCAAATGCCAGGGCAAACGGAGTTGCCTTGAATAAAATGGGGCTAAAGAAAGGAATGAACCCGCTTGGCAACAAGGTAGCCGATGGAACCCTAAAGTCTCGGGCCAGAACATTGGCCGACAGCAAGACTGGCATATCTGGAAAAGCCGAAGCGCATTACAACCTGGTTGTAAACCGGTATGAGGACTCGGCTGATAAGGCCAAATATCTAGACCCAAGAGATAGAAAAGACGAGATCATGTCAAAACAAAGAGTGACTCTGCGGGACGATGCTTGGGAGGAATTATACCAGGACACGCTCAACGACCTGCTTGAAAAATTCCAGCGCTACCGCAATGCAGCAAGAAGCCAGCTGCTGAAAGACGCAGGACTACTAGAGAGCAACTAAGGTGGGACGACGACGCATAACCTACGGCGAAGAGGGCGACGTTGGTGACTTCCCAGAGCCAAGACGAAAGAGGTATCGGCGCGGCGGGCGGCGCAAGAAAACAACAGACGACTACCTCTCCGAGATTGCTGTTGACCCAGAAAGGGAAGCCTTTGAGCAGCAGATGTTCGGGTTGGGGGGACTTGGACCGACAACTCCACCCGCAATAGAGTCAGCCCTGGAGCAAGCCCTTAGTGGTGAACCGGTATTGCAGGAATCTCTGACGGGCGGCAAGGCCGGCGCAGCTCCGCGCCGCGACACATCAACGGACTGGTATCAACCTTGGTATGCGACCGACGAAATGATTGCAAAAGCCCGGCCAGAGCTAGAACCGGACGAACCCACGGCGGCTGACAAGGCTGAGTGGATGCCTCAAATCAAGGATGAGTTTATCCCGCTCTACGGCAAGCTTAGAACGGTCACACTGCCCGACGGAACGAAAAAGGAGTTTCAAAAACACGAGCTCCATAAAGAGGAGGCCATAAAGTGGGACAAGAAAAAGGACGAGAGTTGGCAGGAATACAAGCAGCGAATGCTCTACCTGGTAAAAAGCCCCGGCATGACCTCCTTCGTCCCAACAGTAATCAGAACCGATCCAGACCGCTACGGTGATGTCGTTACTGCGCTTGAAGACTTGGAACCCATTATCACAAGCGACAGGCCGGGTCACCAGAGGGTTATTCCGAGAAAAAGCGAGGGCGTTGAAGCCGCCAACCTATCAGGTGAGGAACTGAAGGCCTACGGAATGCAGCGGGTTATGGAGGCGCCCACATTCGGACAAGACCCGCTTGACTGGACGGGTAGGCTCTTGATGGGCACAGTCGCCACGAAGCCTGCGTTTGTTGGCCGGGTAATGGCTAAGTTTGGCAATTACGTTGGAAGCGAGATTTTGCAAGAGGCAGGCAAAGACCTTCAAAGCATCTTCCCGCAAGAGGGCGGCAGCTTGCCGGTCGTATTCAACATCGTCACCCGAATCCCAGATGTGGTTGATGCTCTCACAAGCTATACCCCGCCGGATGCCTTCAAGCCTGGCCAACGGTTGGACTGGGGTTCTGTTGTTCATTACGCCCAAGAGCGAGCCCACATCAAAGGAAGTGAGTATCGCATGCTTCACTCTGACGAAATGGGCCACTACGAGGAGCTCGAGGGACGAAGCGTCTGGGGTTACTACAACCCATGGGGCGAGCCAATGGCCCAATCCACCAAGGACAACAGTAAGTTTAACCCGATCACCCCGCTCTTTGAGTCCAAGTTTTGGGAGAACACGGGGGAAGAATTCAAGGGTTTAATCATGATTATACCCATGTCGCTTTCAGCCATCGGTTATTTGGGTGGGCGCGACCCGATAGAGGAAAGGCTTGCTGAGATTGGAAAGTTTGGTGCCGACATCAGTGGTCATATTGGACACCACCTCGGCATGATACCTCAACTGCGGTATGGAGATTATGTTGAACATGGCCTTGTCTCTGCCGTAGCCGACCCTCTCATTGTTCTGGCACCCCTTAAGGGCTTCATGGCGGGCCGAGCAGCGGCGAACCTGGATAGAGCTGGCCTGATGCGGGTCACCGAAATGGGCCAAGAGGCCGCAGCAGCACACGGTGAACGCATTTCCACAATGATAACCAAGCTTGAGACAAGGGTTGCGGAGGGGCACTCGAGGGTGCAAGCGCTTCGCGAGGGGCGCCGGGCTGGAAAGACATTGCCCAAGTACGAGGTTACGAAGGCTGAGATAAACGAAATCGCAGAACGAACCGTCCGCGCCCAAGCGCAGTTGCAGCGCATGAAGGCCTACCACGCCCACTACGAGTCAATGTTAGAGCAGGGCGCGTTGCCTAAGCGGTGGATTGACCCCGAGGCAGCGGACCTTTTCGTTCCCGGCGAAAAAATAGTGCGTGGGCAGAGGTATAAGTACGGGGAGCTCTATCGAGACCCGCTTTCGGTTATTGACGACCTAAGCGCCGAAATCGCCTCTGCTGACGCGCAGGTACTTCGCGCAGAAACCTGGTTGCGAAAACACGATCCAAAGTGGCGAGCTCAACCAGAGCTGACCATGACAGAAAGCCAACTTGGCAAGTGGATAAAACTCGACGGCAGTCCAAAGGCTGCCTTTGTTGCCAAGATTGATGACATTGCCAAGACCTTTGCTGAGCTTGAGGAACTCAAGGCTGCTGCGGCAGATACCCGAGCGGGCAAGGTTACGAGCACTGCAATCCAAAAACTAGAACAGCGCATTGCCACAAAGTTTGAGGCTATACCTGACGAAGTCGCATGGCGCTATCGAGAGCGGATTCGACGGGTGCTCGAGGAGCGTGGAAACGCCGCGGCACTTAGCGTGTTTGAGCAGAAGCTCTCGGGTCTGTATGGCAGGGTCTCGCCAAAACAAGCGCCGGGGTTTGCCGCAGCCGAGGGGCCGCGGGTGCTTCTCGGTGAGGCAGGAGAAACCGCAGCACTCCCGCAGATGGCTGCTGGCATTACAGCCGACTGGTTGCCGGGTGGAGCTCGGGCACAAATACCCAAGTTTGTGGTCAAGGAAGCTTTCCCGGCACCGTGGGAGATGGGGCTGCGCGAGTTTACAGTTGAGTGGAATCGCCTGCGGTCTGCTGTGAAAACTGCGCGAAGCAACCTGTCGCGACGATTAAGGGAGCAGTTTGACCGCGGGGAAATTACCACCAGGGACTTACGCCGACGCGGCTGGTCAGAGGCTGAGATAAGCCAGTACGAGCGGCTTAGGGATATGGCTGGAACGCACAACCCGTTTGCCGCACCACAACCAAGGTTTGTACTCAGGGATCTACAACGACTACAACAAAAAGGCTTGGCTGGTGCGGAGGAAGCCGCGACTTTGGCAGCAGATGCAAACCTGAAGGCACTGGGAGCCGGCAAGGGTGCGGCTGGTCGCGCCGCAGCAGAACTCAACCTTTGGGCCGAGGAGCTCGCGGCTGCAGGCAAAACACCGAAGGTCGCCCTGAAGGAAGCAAAGGCTCGGGCAGCGGAACTCAGGACCACTCAAGCTAAGTTTTTTGAAAGTGTAGAAACCGAGGCCACTGCAGCTCGGCGGGCTGGAATGTCAGCAGAGGTTGTAGAGGTAATGGACCGCGCCGCAATGTGGCATAAGGTAGAGCGCTTCATTGGGCACGTCATGCGATATGCGGACCCGTTTACGGCGGTCACGCAAGCGTGGAGGTACCGCAACCATTGGATTGACAACTACGGCTTGTCTGAGGGCGCTACTCGCTTCACACCAGGACAACTTCTAAAAAGTGAACAGGCGGAAAAACTGCATGAGTTCACAATGGCCCAGCGGTATTGGACCCGCAACCGAAACAACGCCAACCTGGCGGCACGTCGAGCACTGGGACGAGCTGCCGAGAGTGAGGTGACGCAATTCCAATTTCGCTCACAGGAGTACCTGCGTGAGATATCGGAATACGACATATATGGTGTTGTCGCGGGCGACACCCTGGACACCATCGCAGCAAGGTACGCAACAACCCTCAAGCCCGCGTGGCGTGTAAAGCAGGAGATTATTCGCGACAACCGTCTTGACCTCATACGCCGCAAAAACTCAGGCGAGTCTGTTGGACCGGCGATGGATGCTGCATTAGAGCGCATTCCGGTGGAGTGGGAAACGGCCAAAGGTGCCGTTGGTGAAATTGAACGACTAATAGACGCCCACGGCGTTTATTTTTGGGAACATGTTCCCGAGGCTGTTCTGTTTCAGAAGCAAGACATTTTGCGAATGATTATGGACTCAGCATCAATTCCGGGTTCACAGCTCAACCTGCGGCTAATGAGACATCCGCTTTTGCAGGGGCTGGAGCGCAACCAAAAGCTAGAGCTCGTTATCAGGAACACGAGCGGCGCTAACGAATTGATGGCAACAACCATTCGCAACATCCAGACGAGGGTCAGGGACATCAGGGTTGACCCAAAGACCCTCGTGCTCGAACCCGGTGAGGTGTTGAGAATTAGGGACACCGACCTCACTCGGATGAAGGCTCGCCAGCGCACAGTGTTTGAGGCAATCCACTATGAGCACGCTGATGTGCTAGCCAATGTATACCGGGATGCCCACGCACCCGCAGGCATGCGGTTCTCTGTTCGCGAAGGGGCCCCAAACGCGGCTGAGTACGAGGCGTGGGTGCGTATAGCAAACCGCTATGACACCGCAATCGACCTATCCAAGGAGCTCACGCTTCAGTCCATTCAGGTTGACCTACTGTCAGCAACCGACAATCTCTATGAGATATGGGCATCTAATTGGTATAGCCGCGAGGGCCGAAAGGGCGCCCTGGAGCGGAGGCTTACAAAAAAAATAGAGGACCGAAAAGCGCTTGAAGGTTATGAGGAGATGACCAAGCGCGAAAAGAAAAGATTCGACAAGGAAAACGACACCTGGCTAGCCGAGCAGCTCCAAAAGTTTGATGCCGTGGAAACCAATGTAATGGGCCATCAAACATTCGAGGGACTAAAGGGGGCGGCAGAGCGCAAGCGGCGATTGGGCGACCCCGAGAGCGGCATATCGATCCAAGAGCGCATTAACGAATATGGAATGAGCGGCGAGCTCCAAGACCTCATCCTCGAGGGAATGATGCAGCAGAAGCGGGACATCGCAACTGCACGCATGTGGCGCAAAATGAGCGAGGACAACAGCATGTTTTCGCGCACTCAGAAAATGGGATGGTATGAGGTTAACAACTCCAGCCTGCCCGGAACGGGCTTGAAGAAGTTTGGCAAGGAGCTTCCTGACAAATTCTACCTACACCCGGATGTGTATTGGGACTTCAAGGGAATGTCCTATATGCAGAAACACCAGGGCCACGCACTGGTAAAGGCCTTGAGCTATTGGAAAGCCTTCAAGACCGCGCTCAACCCTGCCGTTCATGCAACAAACATTCTCAGCAACGTCCTGCTCTTAGGTCCAATGCATGGCTTGAGCCCGTGGGACCCGCGCGCAGTAAAAGCAATGTCAATGGCAACAAAGGAGTTCGTCCTTGGCCGTCGCAGCGTCCATTACCAAGCTTGGATAAACAATGGCGGGAGTCCCGCGGGCGCACTAAACCGGATCGAAATGGTAACAGACGCTCAACGGGCCTTTGGCAACATGATGTTTGGTGCTATTGGTCGCGGCAAAGAGGGTGTTCGGATTGCCGGTGAAATGCTGACTTCAACCCTCAAGCGTGAGTGGAGGGGCGCGGGCAGGGCATTTAAGCAGCTAAATTATGATCTCCCTGGGCTGGCGTACAGCGCTGGCGATGACTTCTTTCGCTTCTCTTTGTTCCTCCTGAAGACCGGCAGGTATATGGGTAAAGGGCGCCGTGCGGCGCTAATCAAGCAAGGCAAGGTTAGGTTTGTCTCCCAGGCTTGGGAGGGTGAGGCAAAAATAGGAACAATGACCGGAAGGACCGGCAAGGGCACCTACCAGTTTCTTGACGATGCCTATGCCGCCCAGCTCGGGCGCCGGGCGTTTGCCCGTTATGAGGAGATGGCTGGCTTTATGCGCTACGTCTCAACCAGCGTAATTGGTAAGCCGTTTCTTGCATTCGATACAACAACAATACCCATGTTTGCAGAGTGGCTGCGAGCAAAGCCGCTGCAGGCCAGAATGTGGCAACAAATGTACGAGTCAATGACCGACATAAACTTTCGCAAGAGTCATATGACCGACGAGCGGGCCAAGAAGCAAAAAGAGAATCTGCCTGACTGGTCAGAAGACAAGATGATGATGCTGCGGCAAATAGCGCCCGAGCTCGCTGAGTCTGACACGGGTGCCGAAAACTGGTTCAACGTCTTGAAGTATGGCATTGGTGGTAGGTTGCTGCGACACAAGGGTGAAAGCATGTTGCAGTGGACGCAGCGGGTTATGGGCAGCGAACATCCGCTATACTCCATTCTCCTGTATAATTTTGTCGGAGAGCATCCCTACTTTCACACAAAGCTCGACGCCGACCACCCACACAGAGGCCGCGTCTTGCGGTCTCACTTTTTTCAAACCATTCTTCCCAGCTATGCTCCTGGAGGTTACGCTTGGCAGCGCATTGAGGACTCAGGTTTTCGCTTCTTTTCACCCAACGAGTTTGGGCGCCCCCGCTACGGACGGGGTGTTGATGAGAAACCTTGGCAGGCTTTTCTCGCCGTCCTTGGTGGAGTTAACATACAGGAGTTCGACCCCATTCTGCGAAGCGAGCAGCAGCAAGTGGAGACCCAAAAGGCAGGTGGTGGTTTTAGCGGCGGTGGGCCACTGAACCAAATCAAGGCTCTGAAGAAGCGCTACGCCTCGGGTAAGGAGCGTTACGCAACCACCCCCACCGAGTTAAGAACAGCAATTCGAGATCTCTACAACATAGAGTACCAACGAGCACGCGAGGAAGGGGCAAGGGTTCAGCCCGTTTCAGAGGACCAGCTGGACCGAGAAGTGGCACAGACCGAGGCCCTGAAACACCACACAATGCAGGACTTGATTAAGCGGGTTGGCGCCCGCGTGCAGGTCTACAAAACGCTCGGGCGCAACACTGCCATCGACATCCAGCACAAGCAGGCCGAACTGGATAAATCCAACAGGAAGCGCAAGGAGATCATTGCGCTCGCAGTTACTGCGGCCCACGGTGCTGACGACTGGTCAGCATACAAAGATGTGTTCACCTTCATTGAGGACAACACGCCACAACTGGGTGACGAGTGGGCGTCTGCCTCGCGTGTTGTAAATTACCAGAGCATCATAAACACAATGCTTAAGCGAAACGAGTTCCGGCGGGCCGCAGTATTGGTTCGGCAGTTGGAGCATATGGGCGATGATGCCCTTGATTCTATGATGGAAATGGACGCTGACTACAACGTTTCGACATGGTACGATGAGCAAATAAAGCGAATCGCCAGGTCAAGGCGCAAGTACATCGGCAAATTGAAACGAGGAGAATAGACAGATGGCTGGAGCCACATTTAAGCACAAAATAAGGTTTACTGCGGATGACCACGAAGCCTTCCTTAGACTGCCGGCAGCATATGACGTGATTCAAATACAGCTTCACATTGCGGATGGAGAAGAGGGAGCTGGGCTTGACCAACTGCTTATCCAGGGCGTCGATGAGGATGACGATCTTATCACTCTTCCTGGCGGTAATGGTGTAGCGGGTGCGTTTAAGCTTGAAAAGTTGGGTACCATTGATCCACCGGATGCGGTTCTTCAGTTTAGCTGGAAAGGCCCTCAATTAAAATTTACCATAAATGAGGTCACTGCCGGTCTAGACTTGGTTGTAAAAGTCAAAACCTTCATGGAAAATTCTGGTGACACTGACACAAACAGCCCATATCCAGCACTTACGGCCACCGCCGCCACCGGCCCCACCCGCTCACTGAGAGGTTAACCAATGTCAAGATTACCAGTAAACCGTAACTTCGTATCCAACGACGCCTCCGAGGCCGCAGAAGACTTAGCGGATGGAGCCAGAAATGGCGACCTAACCGTAACCGGCAACCTCACGGTGAGCGGAACTACGACAACCGTTAGCACCACCAACCTTGAGATTGAAGACAAGAATATCGAGCTAGCAAAGACCAGCAGCCCAAGCGACAGCAACGCTGATGGTGGCGGTATCACGCTCAAAGGCACAACTGACAAAACCATTCTCTGGGAGAATGATGATGACAAGTGGCACTTCAACCAAGGTATCGATGTTATTGGCACTGGCTCATTTGCTGGCGCTGCTGCGTCACTATCACAGGGTAACGTTCAGGTTGGCGTTGACTCAGGGGGTGACCCCGGTGGTGAACTGATGTTCCATACCGATGATTATGTTGGTCTCCGGTGCGCCGACTCCGGGGCTTTGTCTCTTGCGGTGAAGCCATCCGGCAACGTGGGGATCGGCACAACGGCACCGGCTGTAGCCTTAGATGTGATTGGCACTGGCTCATTTGCGGGAGCGGAGGCATCCCTATCACAGGGTAACGTTCAGGTTGGCGTTGACTCGGGCGGCGACCCCGGTGGCGAGTTGATGTTCCACACGGACGACTACATAGGCATCCGCTGTGCTGATTCAGGCGCACTACCGTTTGCAGTAAAACCATCCGGCAATGTTGGCATTGGTGATGTTGCTCCCGGCACCCAATTACAGGTGTCAGGCACAGCGCCATACGTGACGCTGAAGAACAGCACAGCAGAGAACACAGCGGGTGGTTGCGAGTCTAAGATTATCTTCGAGGACCATGCAGACGTAACGCTTGCACAGGTAGAAGGAAGTCACAGCGGAAGCTCGGACGACACCAAGGGTAAGATGATTCTATCTACCCATACAGGCTCTGCGCTGACTGCTGCTGTTACTATTGATGACGCTCAGGATGTTACCTTTGCTGCGGATATAACTGCGGACGGGTCTTTGTTTCTCAAGGAAAAGGCAGACGCAGAGGGAGACACCGCCGCATACGGTCAGTTATGGGTCAACACAGCCACTCCTAACGAGCTGTACTTCACGACCGATGCCGGTGATGACATCCAGCTCACAGATGGCACGTCTACCTCTGGCGGCGGTGCCGTGTCGGCAGTGGCCAATGGTGTAGACAATCGAATCACTACCTTTAGCAGTTCAACAGCCTTAAACGGAGAAGCCAACCTCACCTTCGATGGCTCGACTTTGACCGTTGCTGGCGAGGTATCTGTTGGGAGTGGCAGCGCGACAGGCGTTGTCGAGTCCAACGGAAACTATGACTTGAAACTACAGACAGGTAATTCCACAACCGGAAGCATTACAATTACAGACGGTGCGAACGGTGACATCGCCATTGAGCCCAACGGAAGCGGGGGTTTTGAGACAACGGCCTACTTCCATCACGAGAAGGGGATCCAAGGCGCTTACACGGCGGTGACCGCGAACACAACGCTGAGTGATAGTCACTTTATTATTCAGGCGTCGCGAAGCGCCGAGCTTACGCTACCCGCCGTTGGTTCCGCCGGACGGTGGTACTTCATAACCCGCATTGACGATGGTACGTCCGATGGAGCCGTGGAGATTGATGCGGACGGCAGCGAACGAATCGAAGGCAACTCTGAATACCATCTTGAATCTGACGGTGACGGTGTTGCGCTGTATGACAACGGTGCAATGTGGATTGTCATGTGGGAGAAGAAAGCTCCTACCCGCGCAGGGTTTGCACCGACAGACGTAGAGAACTGTGCGCTGTGGCTAACGGGTGATGCTGGTCTTACCAAAGACGGTGACCACGTAACCACGTGGGCTGACCAATCCGGTAACAGCAATGACGCCACTGTAATTGGGAGCTTCGATGGTCCAACCTCAACCACCGGCACTCGGGTGGGCGGATTGGATGCGCTTTTGTTTACGCGGGGAAGCGCTGATGGCAGCTCACTTTACCCAGACGGGCAAGCCCTTCGGCTCGCAACGGATATATTTTCTGACAACGATCAACCTTGGACGGTGTTTGTTGTAGTGTCCAGCAGCGGCGACATGACAGCGGGAACGCACATTATGGGCACCGGCAGCGCTTTAAATACGTTTCTGTACTCCGCAGACGGAAACAGTTTTGGTAAGAAGATTTTTGTAGACAACAGTAGCCACGCTGGCATTAACATGACAAACGCACTCGCAGGAACGGAAACTATCAGCGGCCACGTTCTCAATGGCGTAGAAGTTATCATTGGCTCCTACACGGGCGGCACCAATGTCAAGCTGGACGGCGGGGGTAGGGCGTGGACTGTCAATGACGATCCTTATGTAGGTGCTGACTATGACTACTCGTTTGCCACAATCGGCGCGTCTACAGGTGGCGGCACCTCTGCGCTGGCTGATGCCTTTAACGGCACCATGTGTGAGATAATCGCTTATCAGCGCGCACTAGACCACAGTGAAATCATGCTTGTTCGAGACTACTTACTTAGTCGTTGGACATAGGAGAGTTAAAAATGTTTTCACTTCCAGAAAACGCTGACGCTGGAACCGTGTACGTCATTAAGCGGGTTGATGGCTCGAACGCAATCACGGTCAGTCGAAGTGGAAGCAGCGATACCATTGACGGCGAAACATCCGTGTCGCTTGATAACAACTACGACACAATTACAGTGATTAGCGATGGCGCTAACTATCACACCATCAGCGAGCTTGTTGGTGGTCACTAGGAGTTAGATATGAAACATCATAGTTTTGCCAGTTGGCCCAAAACACACGTGAAGCAGGAAGCGGTGGCACCCGCTACACCCTCACCAACCCATACCGAACCGGTGCCAAACTACAGCGCTTTGCTAAAGCGAGAGCTTCTGGAGCTCGCTGAAGGTCTGGGTGTGGAGGTGTCATCTCGGGCCACCAAGGCCGAAATAATTGCTGCTCTGGTGGCCCGAGATGGCTGACCCAAAACAAGAGGCACTGCGAACGATACTGGCCAGAAAGAACGTTGTTCCAAGCGGCCAGGGAACAATGGGACCAATTGCCATGGGTAACTCAGGCTTGCCACCCGTGCAACCCGCCAAGAGCCCGCTGGAAATGGCCGGTCAGACCATGCAGGGGTGGGGTGAAAACTTCCCTGCATACTTCAGCCAGGGCCCACACGGCGGGCGCGAGGGCGGTCTTCAGGTACCCACAGGCGGTGACACGTCTCTCGGGGGTAGCCTTTCGGTCAGCGGCGAGGACAAGCGCTTTGAGCTTATGGCCCAAAAAATGGGCGTAACCCCCCAAGAACTCAGAATGTTTCTGGCGATGCAGGGCACCAAGCCGCAGAGCCTGGGAATGTCTTACAGCGGCAACCCACTATCGCTCTCATACGAGATGTCCCTTCCCCCTGGTGACCGATCCATATCGGCTGGCGGGAGCTACAACTTCCCCAAGGGTGGAGGACAGCTAGGGCTTGAGGGCACATACGATGTCGACAATCCCGCAACATCCAGCCTTATGGGTACTTACGGAAAGAGGTGGTAATGAACGTTGATGTTAGAGCGTTACAGGAGTTCTTGACGTCTCTGGGGTTCTCACCCGGCCCCATTGATGGCATATATGGGCAGCAGACCCATACCGCCCTTATGTTAGCAAAACAGTCTCGCGAGCCCATCCCGTCCTACATTGAAGGCATCGACGTTAGCGGCTGGAACCACGCCGTAGACTGGAAGAAAGTCGCCGCGGCGGGCTGCCGCTATGCATTCATCAAGGTATCGGAAGGCAGTACCCATCGGCACCGCAACCGCCAGCGTAATTTCGCCGGAGCTCGGGAACACAAGATACCCTGCGGGCCGTATCATTTTGCTTTGCCGCGGACTTATCAACAGCTCAAAATGAAAGACGCCAGAAAAGAGGCAGAAAATTTTTTGAGTTGTTACGGTGATCCTCAACCAGGAGATTTACGCGGCGTCTGCGATCTCGAATCAGGATTAATTCCGCACAAACACAACTACAACTGCGAATGGATACTGGAGTGGTGTCGGGTGGTTGAGGAGGCCCTGGGATATAAACCGATCCTCTATACGGCCAGATGGGCGACAACCAGCAGAATACTCAAAGCAGACGCGAGCCTACTCAATGAGCTCGCCAAGTTTGACCTGTGGTGGGCTGAGTACCGCCCCGAGGAAACCAAGGTGCCAACCAAGCCGCTAGAACCATGGAGCTCATTCGCGATTTGGCAGTATACCGGCTCCGGCTCAATTGATGGTATAAAAGGCCGCGTAGATATTAATAGAATGCGGCCAGAGACGCTGGCTAAACTGAGGATAGACGCATGAAGCAACAGCTTTTAAGGTGGTGGCCCATCATTGCTGCCCTGCTCGGGGGTATCGGGTGGCTGGTCTCCACGAGCATTGACCTGGGAAGAATGCAGCAGGACGCTGAAACCAGTCATACCGTTTCCGCCACCGAAGATAATAAATTGCACAAACGAATTGACCACACCGACAAAAAAGTGGGTAAACTCCAGCAAAAGGTAAACAAAATGCAGCAAAGTCAGGCGCGAGTGGAAGCCTCACAGCAGGCCATACTCAAGAACCAGGACCGCATTATTATTAAGCTAGATAGCATGGAGAACTGATGAGCAAAAAGAACGAACCAAAGGAAATGAAACGCAGCCTGACTGTACAGAGCAGCTTGGCGCTAGCGGTCCTTATTGTCGCCAAGAGCCTGCTGCCCCTGTACACCAACCTGGAGATTCCTGATGAGGTCTTTGTTACGCTGTGCAGTCTGCTCGGGGTCACGGTAACCTACGGAATGCGCCGGGCAATTGTGCCAATCCTTATCGTTGGGATGTCTATGAGCTCCATCCAATGCACGACAACCACCTGCGCAAAGGCTCAGGTACGCATCGCAGCACACCCAGAACTACCGGCTCCTGCTGGTGTGGTGAGAATTACCTGTGACGGTGAACTCAAGGCTGAAATAAAAGCAAAGCGGGTACCTTCGGTGAGCTGTGAGGAAGCCGCTATCTGTTGCGAAGGCATGGACAACATCCCGCTACCTGAAGAGATGGAAGAATGAGCGATGAAGCCGCGAAGAAAATAGTTGGCCTTTTACTCGACAGCCTTCAAGATTCCGCACGCCAGGCGTTACCTAGTTTTGTTTTGGATTCGTGGCTCGCGGCACTCGCAAACGTAGTTGAGGCCGGCTTATATCACAGCTGGATTGCTATCGTATCCAACTCCCTTGAGATAGAGGCCGACGTTGTGGAAATTATCGACGAGCGTGAAGGACTCACTGAGGCCTCATCCACAAAAGAACATTGAATTTATTGACAGGTATCCCCCTTGATGGATCGATAAGAGGCTGGAGGTAACTATGTCACGAAGAAGAATTATAGATCCGTCTTTTTGGGAAGACGAGACCGTAGCCTCATGGCCGCTCGTCTCCCGTCTCACCTATATTGCCCTTTGGAACCACTCTGACGACTATGGGTTCGTTAGGGCTGCACCCAGCTATCTACACTCGCGGTGCTTCCCATACGATAACAACATAGACATGAAAGCCGCCCTGGAGCCACTGGTTGCATCCAACCGATTGCTGCTCTACCAGGTAAACGGGGAGTCGTATGGACACCTTTCGTCGTTCCTGAAGTGGCAGACGATCAATCGACCCTCAAAAGGGGGTAACCCAAAAATCGAAGAAGGTTCACGTATTCCTCATGGAGACCTCACTGAGGACATGCTTTTTCAGCAACAACCCCCTGTGTTGTCCCCATCCATCTTTACCGGTGGCTGGACCCCCCCTGCTGTGACAAAAACGCATGACCGCCCCATGCTCACTGAGGGATACGTGAACGCTCAACCAGCACTCACTCCTGAAGTTAAAGTTAAGTTAAAACAACCTCTCCCTACGGTCGAGGTTGTGAACGCGCCCGCGCGCGAGGAACAACCACAACCAAATCAAATCATCGAAAATGGGGTAATGCAGAGCTTGGAGAAGCAGTGGGAGCCCGGTTCGGGTGCTGAGAAGGTGGTAGAGGGTTGGTGGAAGTATTACAACCATCTGGGGCAGCAGGAGAACGCTTGGCACACCAGGGCGTTTGAGACGCACCGAGACCAGCTCTTGCGGGTTCTGAACACTGGTGTAAGCAACAAGGACATGAGGTTGGCGATTACCTACCTCTACCGCCACACCCGGCGCCGCTACATGCCAAACGGCGACGACCTTTACCGGCACCCAACAACCTTGTTTGGTCGCATTGACGAGCCGTTTTCAAAACTACAGAACCGCATTGACACGTTGATGATGGAGGCGGTTATCTGGGAGGATTCTCAACGGCCAGCCACGCCACCACCCGAGCCGGTTGATGCTGCGGAGCTCAAGCGCCACCAGCAGTTGGCCGAGGGGTGGTTGGATTGGATAATAACAAACCCTGTCGAGGCGGCTGCGATGGCTTCAGCGAGCGCGCATGAGGGCGCATCTCTTGGCGCGAAGCAGAAGAGATTGAAGGATTGGACGGCTGAGTTGGAGCGGATAGCAAACAAGGGGGGCAATCTCGACCTTTGCCTCCATAGTCACATTACGCAGGGCGTTGACGACGGGCTGCGAAAGGAGATTGAGAATGGCGAACGTCCTGGGGTTATACGGAAGATCAAAGTCAGTGAAGGCGAAAGTGAGGAGACGGAGCAACAGCAGGTCAATGCGACCGCTGATTCAACGAGGGTCTAAGGTTCCACGCAGCATCCGCTCGGTGCAGCGTTACATGCAGTGGCAGCGTGACCTTGGGATTACCTGGTAATGCCGTCAGGAGCATATAATCGCAAGAAGGGTCACGACATGGAGCGTGACTGCGCCCGAAAATTTCGAGAAGTTATGCCGGGCGCTACGGTCAAGCGGGGCATACAAACACGGGGCGGCGAGGCTGACAAGATACCGGATTTGCAGATGCCCGTGTTTGCCCCCGAGTGCAAAAGGACCAAGCAACCCAACATTCGTCGTGCGTATGATCAGGCCGTTGCGGCGTGTCCCGAGGGTAAAATACCCTGTGCGATTACCCGTGCCAACGGTCGCGGCCAGGTTGTGCTGTTCACACTCTCTTTCGACGACATGCTCGACTTTGTCCAAGAGTGGTATGAGAGCCGAGAGAAATGAGTCAAGAGGGTGTTACTCGCTACGGTTGCGACAACTGCAGACGGGAGGTGTTCTCGGCACAAACCCCAGCAGGCTGGAGCACGCTGACCTTCGTTGGTCAAACGCAGACCATTTTTGATACTGCCGATATCTGCGAGAGCTGTTCCGGCGCATTCGTCGTAACGATGACCAAAAGAAAACAGATTGAAAGTGGGCGGTACGCCGAACGCGAACTCGTTGTCCACAACCCACCGCACCCAAACAACGCAAAGTATTCTCCATTTACGAAACGAGCGGTTGAAGCGGCGGAAAATGTGGGTTAGGTTTGCTCAACCATGCCCACCAAAACGACGACTACCTATTCGGCTATTGCCACCTTTCGTAACTGCCGCCAGAAATACAAACACCGCTACCTTGATCTGCTCGAGAAAGACCTGGAAGCCCCGGCTGCGCTTTGGATTGGATCCCTGGTTCACGACTGCCTTGAGATGTATCACCGAGGCCAACCGCTCGGGGAAGTCTTAGACTTCATCCAAGACAAAAGGGTAGCCAGTGATAGCAAGAACTGGATTCAATGCGCGGCGATAATGACCGCCTACGCCCGCAAGTACCCCCAGGAGGATGAATTCAAAATTATCGCCCTGGAGGATGAATTCTGTGGTCCACTCATCAACCCCACCACCGGCCACAGCTCGACGACTATGGAACTCGCCGGTAAGGTAGATGGCCTGATTCAATATCCCGATGGGAGCCACGCCATCTTTGAACACAAGACCACCTCTGAAGACCTTGAGAAATACACCAAACGCCTCTGGAGTGACTTTCAAACACGCTTCTACTGCCAGGAATATGGCCGGTTCAAGGGCATCAAAATACGAAAAGCACTGTTCAACATCATCAAAAAGAGCGCCATAAAGGGCCGCAAGGGTGAAAGCGAAGAAGACCGCATTGCTCGTATGGCAGAAGACATCCAGTTCAAGCGGTATTTGTTGTCGTTTGACCCAACCCTGCTGGACGCGATTGGAGAACAGGTCTGGGAACTCAAAGACAATATGCAGACCGCGGCTCGTAAAAACAAATACTACCAGAACGAAGACCAATGCAAACACGCCTTTGGCAGCTTCTGTGACTACTATGACCTATGCTCCTCGGGCTTGAATCCCATTGTCCGACAATCCCTTTACAGAAAGCGGGAGCGCTCTCATACCGAGCTCTCTCAGAAGGAAACCAATGTTACCCACCAAAACCACCCCGCCAAAGCGGGACATCAGGGATATATCCCTACTCATATACGGCGACCCAAAGTGGGGTAAATCGTCGTTCTGCTCTAACGCCGATGGGGCTTTGTTCATAGCTACCGAACCCGGCCTCAACCACCTGGACGTGTTTCAGATGGGCGTCAAGGACGAGGGCAACCTTGCCAGGGTTCGAGGGGAGGATGGAAATCCGGTTGAAAAGAACCTGGATGGCTGGGAGTACATCGAGTACATTTACAAGCTACTCACCCACAAAGAGCACGAGTTCAAGACGGTCATCTTTGACACCATCGATGTGGCCTACGACTACTGCTGTGCCCATACCTGTAAGCAAAATGGCTGGGTCAGCCCACAGGTTGAAAAGTACGACGACCAGGGAAAGCCCGTGTTGTTTGAGTGGGGCGTGGGCTGGGTGGCCTGCAACAACGCCTTTGAGGAGCTACTGCGAAAGTTCCAGCACCTCAACATGGGACTGTACTTTGTCAGCCACTCCAAGCTGATAGACGCCAAGCTGAGAACCACCTCGGTCAAGGCCGCACCGACGCTTCCTGGTGGAGCTCGCAAAGTGGTCCTGAAGATGTGTGACATCGTGCTGTACGCAACCAACGACGAGAATGGGCGGGTGATATTCACCAAGCCCGACCAGACCCATGAGGCAGGTGACAGAACGCTCCTGCTGCCAGAGACCATTCGGATCTCCGATGATGACCCGCGGCTCGCAACCGTTTACAAAAGCTTTGCACATGCTATAGGAGGCAGTAATGAAGCCAACTAATTTATCAGAACTCGCCAAAACATTCAAACAGCACAAAGATGTGCAGATTGCCGAGCAAAAGAACTTCAGTCCGCTGCCCGCAGGACACTACACCGTCACCGTAGCCAAGGCCATGTGGGACGAAGCAAAGACCACAGGTACCCCGTGCATCCTATGGCACCTGAAGGTCGTAGATGGCGACCACATGGGACGCATGATGTTCAAACGGAACTGGCTCAAAGAGGACTCCGAGGCTAACATGAAGTTCTTGGCGCAAGACCTCAAGCTGGTGCTGGGAGAAATGCCCGAGCTCGACGACCCAAACCTGATGAACAAACTGCTCGACAAAGTGCTCTTTGTGAAGAAACAAGGGGACGGAGACCGGGACTATGAGGTCTGGATTAATGGCGTAGATAGGCGTGTAGAGGCCGAAAACCCACCCGCAATAACCATACAACCAGGGACCATCCCTGACGACGATATACCCTTCTAGGAATGAATGACAAAACTACCACCGGAGTGGCCAGCACCACCGCCGACGACCGACAACTCGCTTTCTCTGCCCGATTGGCACTCGTCTTTGACCACCTTGCAAAACTCCTCGAAGAACGGCACAGACACCATGGAGATGCCGTCTTTGAGCCCGAGGCTATCTTCAGCCAAATCAGCCCAAAAGAGCGAATTTATGTCATGCTCGACTACAAGCTTACCAGGTATCAACAGGGCAACTCAGAACTGAGAGGCGAAAACCTGGATGACATGCTAGGCTACCTCTTGTTACTCAAGATATTGGAGCAATAATGCCTGATCCCCTTACCCAACAACTCGCTGCCAAAATCGCTCAAAGAAAAGAAGCTGCTGAGAATTTATCAAGGCGTGCTGCCGAAGGAGAAGAGTCCTTCACCAGCAAAAGACAGCCACCAGGAACTATCGAGCACGCCAGAGAGATTACCCTCGATGACTTGACAGGAAAGGGCCGTCGCACCGTTGAGGATGCGGAAGGTAAAGACGCGCGCTACCGTTTTGACTGGTACAACATGACGTACTCCACAAAAAGCGGGAAGGGTCCGCAGGGAAAAAGAAATCCCGAGCTAAAGAACTGGATGGAGTTTGCCCTGATGCAGAGCCTTGCCAAGAAAGGATTTATCGGAAAAGGAACCAAGCGCCCCGGACCGGGAAGCCTCTCATCGCTCAAAAGTTCTGGCGAATGGATGTCAATGCTAGTCAATGCTGGGCTCGTGAAGTCCAGCCTCATACCAAAGGAGTCTGCTAGACTGCGCGCAGCAAGGAAGGTATCGCGCAAGAAAAGACTGATAGGCGAGGCCCGACAGCGACCACTCAAGGATGTAGCAACCAAGGACATGACAGCGAAAGAAAGAAGAGAGTGGTCCAAGAGGCAGAAGAAGTAGATGCCTAATCCAAAGGGTCCACAGCCCCCGGCCACCATGACAAAACCACCAGAACCACCAGAAAAGAAAGTGGATGTGGCTGCAGAGGCTAAAATGCTCTTCAATAGCTGGAAGCCCACTACCGACGAAGGGAAGCGATATAAGGAAGAACTCGGGGCTCTGGTTGGCGGTGGAGCTGGACCTGAAGAACTGGGACCTGAACCAGGACCGGGGCCCCTTCCAGCCTAAGACGCTTGAAAAGAAGGCCTCGACATGAAAGAATTCCCACATGTACCAAGACAATGACGGCAGCGAATCGGACTCAGGCACGCCTGAAAACCTGTATCGACTGCGACCGAAGCAGTTGGGAAGGGGTCTTCCTGAGATGCAAGGAATGCGGGTGCTTTATGACCGTCAAAGCGGCGATTCCCTGGATGAAATGCCCCATAGGCAAGTGGGGGCCCGGCAAGGACGTGGAGACCCCTTCAGAGACTCCTGAAGATGGCTAAATACTGTCCCTCCCTCAGGGGAGGTAAGTATATATATATACAATTATTCCAATACTCACAAGGGTACCCCCCCTCCGGCCGGCCAGACTCCATTATCTTCCAAGTGCCCGGAATCACTGGGGAAAGAAGCGTCACCCCATGGAACCATAGGGTGATTGGGGACCGAAAGCCTGGCCTAATCGGGGGACTGGTCGGCCATGAGCTCCACGATAGATGGGGTGATCCATACAAGATTCAGCTATTGCCATTCGAGTCTCAAGCCCATAACCTACGGTTATGCCTACTCGACGTGACCCAAAACCAATCGATGCCACCGTAGGTGAAGTGACCGGTAGCCTGGTTGCACTTGCTAACACCAAAGAACCCGAATTGACGCGGCGCCAACAATTGAACGTCAAGCTATCCACTGCAGACTTTCAGCTATTGAATACGCTGCGTAAACACTACGGGCATAGCTGGGCTTCAATGGTCTCGAGAATCCTGTGGATGATTGCCCGAACATTACGAACCGGGCGCGATCCATACACAGGTAAACCGCTTGACTGGACCGTGAACAACGAATAGCTTGCAATCTGCAAGTATAAGAGTAAGGTAGTTGGTAGCTAATCGAATGCTAGATCCATTCGAAACAGTGCTGATTTAACTATAAAGCCGAGCGCTAGATCCGCTCTCAATTGAGGTAACTATGTCAAAGCAAAACACTATCAAGGTCTATGACGGACCGTCTCTTATCGATGGCCAGCGAATTATTGTCCTGCTAACCGGACTCGCCACGGCATCAACCAACGACAAGACTGGAGACATGCTCCAGACGTGGATCATGCGGTACGGCATCGCGCCGCATGAGGCCGTCAAGACAGGCGACGACGTCAGCGTATGCGGACAATGTCCATTGCGCCGAGTCCATTACAAAGAGTTGAACGTTTCTAAAAAGCCTTGCTACGTTCTAACCTTTCAAGCGCCACGTTCGACATGGGTCGCTAACCGTGATTTGGAAGTGACAGAATCGGAAACGGTCCAGTCACTGATAGCAGGCAGGAAAGTCCGCCGTGGTTCCTATGGTGACCCAAACGCAGTACCGATAGCAGTTTGGACAATGCTCGACAATGGCGAAAGACCTACCGGTTATACCCACCAATGGGAGACGGGCGCGAACCTTTCAGCCTATGTGAT